CACCTGAATATCTTCCATGCCTGCAGTTCTTAGTCTAACCACGTGGCCCATTTGCCACTGTTTGGTGTCCAGCCCCTTCATGATACCCAACCAACGATTGCGTAGATATGCCACTTCATTGATAATTGTTTCATAATCAATTACTTCGTCCTCGCCATCCACGTACTTTTCAGCGTCCCTAGATGTCAGCGCACGAGCATAACCTTCTAGATACTTTTGAAAATGCTTTCTACGTATCTTGCGTAATTGAATGTTGAGATAGTTCAGTACTGCTTCAATCTCTTGCAATTGATTGTATCTAAACTCAGTTATGCCCGGCAAGGCAGTGATGTTCTTTTCAACCAAGCCCGAGATCTTACAGTCCTTTTTGGCGTCCTCGAGTTCATGTTCGTAGTGCGCAATAAAATCTGGAATGGTTCCTAAACTGGCAACTACACGACTATACCACATGATTTAGCCATCCTATTAGGCTGTTGGGAAAAATGCCAAGATCAAGATTTCTACGACCTGCAAATTCTTTGACAAATCGAGAAAAATTTTGTTGTTGCTCTTGAGTAGGTTCAACTAACATGGCCTGGATAATTGCATCTTTATGAGCAACAGTGCTGTGTTCAAGAGATAGTTTTAATTCTTGTTTGCTGTGATTGTCCAACACATGAACCCCTAGATAATCTGGGTCAAAACAAAAATCGTAATTTATATCAATATGTTTGTATCGGTCTGCAAAATCTTTCAAACCAAAAACAGTAAGATTGCTGATTACTGACCAAAAAGTTACCGACAATCCAGAATCAATCAACATTTTGAGATTGTGCTCAAAGTCTTGGTAGGCGTTGCCATAACGATTGAACTCGTAAAATTTATCAATGTTCTCTGCACTGACCACTAGTTTTACATTGGTCATGTGTTGGATCTTGTTGAGTTGCTTGCGTAATCTGGTGTGGGAGACACCTAGTCCGGTATACACCACAATTTCAACTGATCTTGGTATACTTTCCAAAACAGACGACAATCTATTATATAAAAAAGGTTCGCCACCTGTAATATAAACTGTTTTGAGATTGTCAAAAGATTTTACTTCATCTAGTAACTGGGAAAAAGAATCAGTATTTTCATGTTCTTTCTGACTGACTTGCAACAACACATGGTCCAGGGGCACTAGATTAAACCTATCCGAGTCAATGTAGCCACCGTTGAGTTTGATATCGTGCAACCAGGCTGTACTGTAATGTTTACAACAATAGGAACAGGTCAAATTACAAGTAGACCCTAACACAATGTTCAAAGTTTCGGGGCGAGCATGAATGTCGGTGTGAGTTTTTTCAAGTCCGCGTTGTTTCCGCCGACTGGGTAAACCTTGACTTTCAGGAAAACCGCAGGCTGAATAACAACTTTCTACTGCTATATTTTCCAACATATTTTGTCGTTCAGATTTCAATAAATCAGTATTGAAAACTTGTCCTGGATTTTTTTTCAACCAGGACAAATCAATTTTCTCTGGGTAGGCTTTACAACAAGAATAACATAACTTTTTTTCAAAATCCAAAGATAGCCATGTAAATTTTTCATTACAATAACTATCAACTGACTTGTTGATCATCAATTTTCCCAGTCTTCTTCTTCATCTTCTTCTTCATCGTACTCATCTTCGTCTTCTGTTTCATAATCTCGATCATTGTCAAGATATGCAGTTAGAGCACGCTTGATGTCCGAATCGCCTTTGAAAGCGTCACGAATATCTTCCACATCACTGTCATTGTCCATCAAGATCTGTATCACAGTTTCAGCGGCTTCAGCACGATCCACTGTGTTCACAAAACGCTTGAGTTCTCCCCAAATTTCACTTGCGATTGTTTCACTCATCTACAGTTTCCTCCTGGGTACTTACCTCTTCTTTGCGTTTTCCAAACTCTGCCATTACCACATCAAGGCATCCATCTTCATTTGATTCCCAGGCTTTGCGGAAGTACTTGAGAATTTCACCATCTAGCGTGGTATACGCCAGGCGATTGCCATCTTTCTTCAAGAAACCTTTCTTTTCAGCCAGGTCCACCAGACCTGAGTAAGGGTTCATGCCTGTTTCGTAAGGAATTTTGACCTGCACACCTTCAAAGGGTTTGGCATAGCGTGTTTTCATAACTTTGCAGGCACTACGAATGCCCATGACGTCTGTGACTTTGTTGCCGTCTTCGTCCTCTTTGAGTTTGAGTTTTTTCATGGCCACAACAATAGACGAGGCATAGATAAAGCCTTGGCCGCCTGAGATCTTGTCATCAGGATCAAACATGTCTTGGCTGGCATAGGTGTGATTGGTACACACCAAGCCCACGTTGTAACTGCCAAACATGTTCACACAGTTACGAACCAAGGCTGTGAGTGCTTTGGGTTTGCGACCCAAGTCACCTTTCATTTCACCTGCGTCAAACTGGTTGACGTCTGTGGGTGTGAGCAACATGCCCAAACTGTCAATTACAAACAGCACTTTGGGACGTTCACCATCTGCCAGAGTCTTGTAATCGCTCATAAATGTTGAAATAGTTTTGGCCACGTCATCGATCATGGCCATGCTCAACTTCAACAGTTTTGATTCGTTGGTATCAACACCCAGAGCCTTGAGCCAGTCTTCGTCTAGTGCGTTTTCACTGTCGATTAGAACAACAAAGATACCTTGCTCTTGGGCGTTTTTAATAATATTTCCAGAGCAAATATAACTCTTGCCAGCACCGCTCTCGCCAGCGAATACAGTTACTTTACCCAGCGGGATACCACGGTTAAAGTCTCCTGAGATCAAATAGTTCAAAGCATAGTTGCCTGTGGAGATCCAGTCTGTTGGATCGTTGAAGCCAATGCTCAGTCCGTCAATGCTCTTGGTTATTTCCTTGCGAAATTTGCTTACGTCAAATGGTTTTCCCATTGTGATTATTTCCTTAAAAAAATGTTTAATGATTATACTACACAAGATAGTTATTGTCTACCTTGTTTATTGTTATGATATCGGTTTTTCGTGGTAATTTACCCTGTAGCCTAATTTTGTAGCGTAATCAAGGAATTGTTTTTTCCGTTGCTCTCGTACTTCGTAAGTTAATCCTATCTTTTTATTTTCCCAAAGATGGATTTTGTTACCTAAGGTTATATCAAACCCTTCTGCCTGTTGATACAAGTCAGTTAAATCATTCACTGTCAGTGTTCCTCCAACCGATAATTTTAACATTGAAGATGATGCATAATTTTGATGTTGTTCTAACCATTGCAAACTTTTATCAAAATCATCTTGAGTCTCGTTGACATAGCCAATTATTAACAATAAAATCAATCCTACGTTGTATTTTCTGGCCATTTCTAGCCCAAAATCCATGTCGGTGTTAGTAAATTTTTTACGCATATGATAACGTATACTATCTACTAAACTTTCAACTCCGATTACCAGGGCCGAAGCACCCGATCTAGCGGTAAGTATCCAATCGGATTCAGGCATCTGACTTTGAGGCCTAAAAATAAAAAAACTTGTCCATTGAATTTTTTCTTTGTGTGTTTCGTTATAATCTGCTAGAAGAGTCATGAGTTTTCGATATTCACTGATACTCCCGTTAATCAAACTGTCTCTGAAATAAAAATGCGTGATACCAGTTTTTTCAATTTGATACAACATTTCATCAAACACGTCTTCGGCATTTTTTATTTTAAATTTTTTCCAAATTTTATAAACATCACAAAAAGTGCATCTTCGAACACAGCCACGACTGGCGTACATAGGAATTCTCTTACACTCATACAGGTCCCAGTCATAGTCATCATAATCACTATATGGTTGTTTGCCTAGATCGTCTAACTGTTGAAAGTTATCTTTGTCTACTCCTTCGTTGCTTCCGGTTAGTAAATTAAATAATGGTTCTTCACCGTCTCCTACAATATAGTGGTCAATCAACTTAGATTTTTTTAATAGTGTTGCATACGGACGTTTACTGTTATCGTCAGTGAATATAGCATTGCCCCCCACCACAATAAGTGCGTCGGGCCTTAGTTGTTTGAGGCGCTTGCAGAGTTTGATATTAAATCGTTGAGCAGTATGACAAAACAAACTCAAACAAATCCATCTGGGATTTAGTTCTAGAATTCTCTGTACCGAGTATTCGATTAGACAATCAATGTCTTTTGTAGTTTCTGCGCATTTTTCATGTTCTCTATAGAGAAACCACTCACTGATTCTTTGCTTATTTGTGCTAAACTGTTGATTAATTCTATTACAAACTTCTGCGTTGAGATCTATTGTGTAACAACTCAGCCCAGTTTTTTTAACTACGCCTTTCAACAAGGCAGGAGCCATCATAGGCTCCTCCGTTTCAATATACGGCAATGATGCAATTACAACATCAAATGCTGCCATTGATTACCCTTTGTTTTGACGTGCGCGAATCATGGCCAAGATGTCTTCGGCCTTTTGACCACCGGCGGCAGGTTTTGCTACAGGAGCAGTTGCCACAGGAGTGTCATCTTCGTCATCAAAACTACTTGCGGTTGCCACAGGTGTGGCTTTGGCTGCCGGAGCAGGAGTGTCTTCATCTGCGGCTGGCGCTGAACCAGCACCAGCAGGTGCTTGTACACCAGCGGGACGGAAGTATTGACCCCAACGCTCGGTGTCGTATGGTTGTCCATCAACCGATGCTTCAAACATCTCTTTGATGACCTTGAGTTCAACGTCTGTGGGTTTCTTGGGCAAGAATGTGCTCAAGTCAAACAAACCATATTGATCAACAGCCGCTTGTTCTGCTTCGGTCAATGCTGACTCTTTGCGAGCCCACTTTGATCCATTGTAGTCAGCAAAACCGCCTTTGGCACCTTTTGAGATGCGGAAGTCCAAGCCACGCAGATAGTCTGTTGGCAATTCTTCCAGTTCAGGGTCCATCAACGCACCTTTGATAGTGGTAAAGATTTGAGGACCAATGATGAATCTGCGAATGGGATTCTCTGGTGTTTTGTCATCTGCAAGAGGATTCTCTCTCACAAAACCCTGGAAGATGTATGAACGTTTCTTCCAGTACTTACGACCCATGTCTTCAAGGCTCTTGTCCTTGAACCAAGTGCGTACTTCTGCTAGAATGGGGCAGGCTTCGCCCCACATTTCCACGCAAGGTACTTGTACCATAACTTGTTTGGATTCCATCTCTCCTTTGATGCCATTGAAGGGCAAACGAATCATTGCTCGTTCTTGCCAAAAGAAAGTGTTTTTAGAGTTTCCATCAGGGAGGAAGCGCAGTGTAGCCGATTGGCCTTCTTCCATGTTCCAATGTGGGTAAATTGAATTATCACCACCGGTGGATTGCCCACCTTGTTTTGATTCTGCTGCCTGTAGTCGTGCTCTGATTTCTGCTAAAGATGCCATAGTTTTTCTCCTTTAAGTTGCCTATGTATGTTGCCTATCTAATTTTCTTAGATCAATTGTTGCCTGTGCCACAAAAGAAAAAGCGCAAACACTGTAGTAGTATATGCGCTTGTTTCTACTGTGTCAAGAGTATTTATCTCATTTGAGTAAAGCCAAGGATTTTATTCTTGCCAATTCGTCGCTCTCGTAGTAACTTCCGGTCATTGCGGCATTGTAGTTAATGGCGTCATCGTGTTTGGGTTTATCAAAAACGTTTTCGTCCATGATACCTGCGGGCATGCCCATTCCACATTCGGCCAAGCCGTGTTCAGGGCAGTACTCACCTTCGGCTGTCATGTTGCAGGTGCTTTCGCCAATCGCGGCGCTTTGACCCTTGATTGGCGACCGATACTTGATGTCAGTTTTCTTGTCACCGGGATTGGAAATCACAGCACTGCTGCCTTTTACACCAGTATTGATGTCAGGAGCGTAGGGATCCACTTTTGCCGGAGTTCCACCGCCCATGGCGCCTAATGCCATTGTGCCAGCCAGTGCGGCACCAGCCAATTTGTCTTTCCAACCTTCATTTAGTCCAAGGTCTTGTGCCAAATGATCGCTGACCCAGTTGTAGGGATCGCCGGTACGGCCTTTGGCCACACCATAGGGCATGGCTCCGTGTTGACTGTAGTAGTCAAACAAGGCATCATACAAATCGCTGTCTAATTCGCCACCGTCTTTGAACTGTTGCACTTCGTGCTTGAATCTATCCAACAAGTGGTCCCAGGTATTGCCCGATTCATCAATCATTGTGGCTTCTGTAACTGGCAAACCTGCGGCTCGGCGCATGGCGTTGATTTCTTCAAATGTGGCCAAGTTGTCACCTTCTGCCACCGGTTGTTGTGGCACAGGATTGGGTGCTACGCTGGCGTCCACAGGAGCAGTTGCACCTGTTTGTGGTTCAGCAGGATTGCCAGGTGCTGATGGTTCAGGCATTTCAACGCCCAGTTCAGCCAGTCGATTCATGACTTCTGTGTCGTTCCAGGCGTTGGCTCGGGGATCTTGTTCAGCCAAGGCATGCAGTCTATCAAACAATTCGTCGTCGCCTACCAAGTCATACAGTTGTTCTGTGGCATTGGTTGCGTCAGGACCCACAATGAGTTCTTTGGTCATGAGTGTTTTTAATTTGTCCAGTTGCTCAGGAGTTTCTGGCAATGTCCATGTGCCTTCTGACAGGCGGTTGATCCAACTTTCAAAAATATCTGCTTCTTTCATTTGATTTCCTCTTTGCTGAATTCGTGCCAGCAGTGGTAGTGCCGCTTCAATGCGACTGTCTATACTCTGTTCAATAAACAGAGTTTTGATGTTGTCTACAACACCTTCTTGTTCAGTGATGGTGGCTGGGTGCCACGATTCAAAATAATTCTTGTAGCCACGGCTTGATGCCATGTGTTTGAGATTCTCACGCAGTGTTTGGTAATACTGTTGGGCTTCGGTTACCAACTGCTGTGTGACGCCTTCTAAAATGCGATTTGCTGACGCTCTATTGAAACGGCTAAGCACAGCGATTTCATTTACAGTTTCGGTGATATGGCAACCGCGGATGTCATAGGGTTTGCCACCTTGGCGCACATGTTCCAGCATGGCCTTGGCACCACTCAAACTTTTGAATCCCAGTTTGAAACGCTCGCCATCTACTGTTTCAATAAAAATTCGATCGATATAACGATGTCGTGCATCACCTTCGCCCAAGGGCTGACTGTGTACAATTTGTAATCGTGCTTGTGTGGGCTCGCCAGCGTAACTTACCTTCTTTGTACCATAGTAGCCTTCGAACAGGCCTTCTTGTATGGCGGCCATGCCTTGCATGGTGTGCTTGAGTTGGTTGATGTCTGCTATGCTGTGTGTCCAACGATTCTGCGTGGCTTTTTGATTCAGGTGTGTGACAAAATCAAAAAACTCCTGCTTGTCATTGCCTTCCATGGTACGGCCCAGGTTGTCCCCGTACATGATTTTCATTTCATTGTCTGCGTCCAGCACAATTACCATGGTGCCGTAGTTTTTGCCTGTGCCCGAAACATAATCAAATGTGAATGTTTTAGCATCTTCTGCGTTACAGGGTTTGCCAGCACGATCCAGCATTTCGGGGTGGAAATTGCGTGTAGCCAGCAAATCCAGCAGTTGTTGTGATAGAGAATTCGTTGTTGCCATGGTCCTGTATTTAGCGCATCATTGCAATGAATGGTAACGGTTCAATTATGTTGTCTGTGTGATCTTTTAGGTAAGAATTCAAGTCTGAGTGATAACTCTGTAGCAACATCAGCATTCTAGTGACCAGCAGTGCAGCCATCACAAGATCATCTGTTTCACCTATTTTGGCCGCGTAGCCTGTTCCGCTGGCCACAAAAGTTTTGAGTTCAGATATCAAGGGTTTTGAGCACAGTTTCATGCGCCCAGATTCTATCAAGATTTTCAACTTGTTGCAGGCCACAATCTTGTTTTTGTTTGTGGTATTGAAACCTTTGCGTATTCTACGTCCATTTGAACTTTGCACGCTGTTGTCGCTGAGAAAATAACCTGGAATGTTTTCTTCGCCATATTCAGCAATACTGATCAAAGCAGCCTCGCCCAGCGTGTTGTTTTCAACCGAATAGTAGATCTTTTTCTCATCCCGAACCACGCTGTGTATTTCTTTCACTATGTCTGCCAGTATTCGTACCTGCGTTGGTACGTCTGTTCTGTTGTGGCGCCATTCTGCTATTTGCAGTGTGGTTTCTGCTTCAAACACCTGTATGGCTGCAGGATCTCCTCCAGTGCCCAAACTGGGATCCAGTGCCACAATATACATTTTTTCTCGGTCAATGGGATGATACCAACGCACCTGCCCAGTTTTGCGTGTGGGATCTCGACCTTCCAGTTCCAGCAGTTTAATAGGAGATATCAGTGTTTCGTCATTGATAACAAACTCACAGTCCATTTCTCTACGAAAACGTTCTTCTCCCAGTTGACTGCGTTGCTCGGCAGCCCACTGATCATCTCTGTCGGGGTGTTCGCGCCAGTAGGCTCTGAATGCTCGAAATCCATTGATGCCTAGGCCGTCGGGTCTTGGGTTACCATATTCGTCTTCGACCTTGTTGGCGCCTTTCCAGATGTAAGCAAACTGATCTTCGTCTGAGTTTGGGGTGGAAGTAATAATTGCTTTACCACCTGTTGACAGTGTGGGGGTGATGGAAGTCCAAAACTCTTTGGCAATGGTGGGTCGCACGAACGCAAACTCGTCTAGGTACAGCAGTGTAATACTCATACCACGACCGGTATTTTCAGTTGTTGTTTGACTCACAATACGTGATCCGTTGTCAAACTCCAGGGAGCCTTTGTTGTAACTGGTGGCTCCTGCTCGGATGTGATTGGGGCACAGTTCATAGGCATAACGTATGCGTTGCATGATTTCTTGTGCGCCTAGGTATTTGTGCGCGGCAATCAAAATTGTTGCATCAGGCACAAACATAGCATACCAAAGCAAGTAACCGGCTGCTGATGTTGACTTGCCTGTTTGTCGCGGCATCAAACTGATGGAAAAACGATTGTTGTGATAATTTTCAATCAGTCGTTGCTGATATTCAAATGGATGATACAACATCTTGCCTTTGACAGGATGCTGGATATGAAAGAAGTGATCCATGAAATACATGGGCCCAGTAACTGGATCTGCACACTGAGCAAATTCTTCAAGTTCTTGCTCCGTAAATGTTTCTTTACGGTGTGGTGCTTTGACCAACACTGTGTCTAGGGTATTCTTTGCGCCAATCATTTGGTATTATTTACAGGTTTTAGCCATGTGTATGAACTAATTCTAAAATTGGCCACTGGAGTCAACATAGCGTGCCAAAGCAATTTTCTATAACCATTTTCGTCTGCACGATTTATCATAATATAGCCTGCATTTGGCATTGACGGAACTTGGTATCTCAGTGTGCTTGGATCTTTGTACCAGTAAAAACTTGTGCCTGGGCCAATCCATGTCATGTGTAAACTGCCTGGCAATTCTCCGTCGGTGTGGAGACCACAAGTAAATCCATCTTCATCCAACCAAAAAGCCGTGCCGCTGTAAGGGTGTAATTGCTCCCCAATACCTTTTTCAATCTGCGACCAAGATTGATCGAGTTGTCTATCCCACTCATGCATCCAAGACAGTGTGGTATTCAATATTCTGCGTCGAGACCAGTTTTCTTGGCCTTCTTGACGTTGCCAAGGCTTGTTCAACCAATCAGTTGCAAGAACTTGTTGTACAAGGTCAGGTGTAAAAACATCTTCGACCCTGAACAAATTGTTTTCGCCGTCAACTGATTTTATTTGCAAAGGAACTCCAGTTCTGGCCATAATCGCACAAAACTACCTGCTGTGCCTGGATGGTATCTACCTTCAATATCATTGATGTGTGCCCGGAAAGCAGTGTCTGCGTCCGCCGCATCAGTTATATCCATGCGCTGTGCATAGGTTTCAAGCGCATGATTAAAAAATACCTGTTCAGATTCTGTCACAAGATTTTGATCATACAAATCTTCAATCTCTGCCGAAGCAAGTTTAGCCACTACAGCGCCATGACTAAAAGGATCTATAAATCGTGGTTGGAACAGGTTTTGCCAGAGAATAGTTGTATTGATATCTTGGGCAAACTCCTTCAATTCACGCAATCTAGTAGCATTGTAAATGTTATATACTGCATGTATACCTCCCCAGTGATCGTTGTTGGTCATCAATTCCTTGACTATAGATATATTATTTTTCAACACAGCCCAAGATGCACCGTAACGCACATATTCAAAACGTTCGCCCACGTTGTCAAAACTCATTGACCAGCCTACCTTGCGTCGTTGAGCGAGTTTTTGAAATATGCGATTCTTTTGTAAATCCACACTCATGTTTGTGATCAAGGTCACAATTGCTGATTCAGGTATTATATCCAACAGGCGTTCATTTTCTGGCAGCAATAATGGTTCGCCACCTACCAAGGCCACTTCGTGTATGTGTTCGTAGTGTTGTTCAAGAAAATCACACACCTGTTCAAAGTAGGGTCTTGTGCCTGATCTAAAAGGCATGCCCTTGATGCTGGCCCATTTGCTGGAGCAATTGGGCGCACAGTAGTTGCAACTTAGATTACAAGTTGTGTTCCAACGCACATCAAAGATCACAGGATAGTGATAACGATCTCCGGCTGTGGCATAATCAAAACCTGCATTTACACGATTGTGCCAGGCACGTTCAGAGTCTGCACCAAAGCGTTCAGCCTGTACACAATTACTACAGTAATCGTGTGGCTGACCTTGTGCCAAACTCCCACGTATTTCACGCATGAGATTGTTGTTCAAGATTTCATCAATGGTGCTGGAATTTAGATTGCCCAACATGTTGGGATTGCCGGCACAACAGGTTTTGACATTGCCTTGAGGATTGATATGCAGGCCACGCCAGGGAGCCGCACAAAAGAAATTGCTCATGCGGTATTTACGTGTCCAAAATTAAAGTGCTACTTTTACACAGGACTGTAAGGCTTACGATATCGATCGTAACCATCGTCCTCGGGATATACTGGATAATCGTTGGGATCAGTCAGCACTGGCATTGGCTCCGCATTTTTGGCGTTTGGCCGCTGTGAGTTGACCATAATTTACCGGCCACTCTGCGCCTGGCTGTAGTTCTTTGGCATTGGCTGGATATCTAAATGTGACCCCGGCACCTTGATGAATGGCCGAAACTGGCACACGATACTTTGTGAGATCATTGCCTAAATTTTGGTATGGCTTGGTATGCGGAAACAACCAACCTGCAACTTCACCTGTGGCTTGGTTGATCACAATCTTGTAGTAGCCATGTGGCACAATGACCCCGGAACCAATGGTAGGATCTTGTGGGCCATACAAAGCACCCACGTAGATTGTGAATGGCTGATTGAGTTGCACTGCCCAACCACGCACCGAAGTTTCCAGCAGTTTCCAAATACCGCGATTGAGTGAACCATGTTGTGGATACATGTTGGTCATCAAAAATGACTCATACTCTACCTGTTGACTCCAGGATAAGTCGCCATCGGGCGCGGCATGACCTTTGTCGTAGCCTGTGCCGGCATAGTCATCGGGTCTGGCACCGCCTGGCACTGATTGATCAGCAACAAAAGCGTTGGTACGTGGAAAACAGCCCAAGGCGTTTTGTGGCATCAGTGTGTAGGCCACATACACAGGAATCTTAACCGGAGCGTCATAGGCCACAAAGTATGCTTCTCTACAAATTGGTGCGGCTGTTCTGGCAGTTTGAGCCCAGCCGTAGGGACTGTGTACAGCACAGGCCTGTGGTGGCAGTGGAGCACGTTGATCCCAGGCGTAGGCCGAGATCGAAAGAGAGATAAGCAATAAAGACAGCAGTTTTTTCATATTAGTTACAGTACCAAGTTGATGTTGCTTCAACATACACACACATCTTGCTCTGACCTTGTTGGGTCAATGAGCCGCCGCTGAGCGTAGCACCTGCTTGTGTTACAATGGTATCTCCAGGAGCACCACTCAGAACCTGATCAGCAATGATGTATTGGCGACCCTGTACAGCACCATTGGCTGCATTTGGCAAGGTCACTGTTAAGTTTTTATTGGTCAAGCCAATCCAATAGTCGCTGGCTGTGGCTGTGGTGTTGGCAGCGGCAAGCCTAGCATTGATTGTCCAAGCACCCACATTGATTAGGCCGTTGCTGTCACGCAAAACCAGCGTATTGGGTGTTGCGTCTGTGGTTGCATCAGTGATAATGTTGGCCGTGTTGCCTGTTGTTACAGCGGCCACATGCACAGTGCTACTCAGGGCATTGGGTGTAATTGTGGTAATTACACCTGTGAGTTGACTGCCGTTGCCATGGAAATAGTTGCCAGTGACATTGCCTGTGGTGCTGACACCAGCGTTGATCACTGTGTTACCATTGGAGAATATGCCGTAGGCACCAATCACATTGCCAGTGGTTGACAGGTTACCAGTGCCAACCACATTACCGTTGAAGTAGTTGGCATGTACGTTGCCAGCCACACTGAGCACATTGGTTGTGGAGTTGTAGGTAAAGTCTGCATCGTCTGCAACTTCTTTGCCAGATCCCACAATGGCCACACGCCCTGCTGTGAGGTTTTGTCCCACTAGATTGCCGCCAATCACATTGCCGCTTGCTGACAACAGGCCTGTGATATACTCACCTGTGGTTGAAAATACTGCTACGTTGGCAGTGCCACCAATGGTGATATTGGCATTGCCTGAGGCTATGGGCAAGTTAACTTCGCTTGTGCCATTGGCAATCCTTGCAAGAGTGATGCCAGTCAGTTGTGAACCGTTGCCAATGAAATAACCAGCAGTGATATTGCCTGTGGCTGAAATCAATCCGCCTGTCAAGATGTTGCCACCTGTGATGTTGCCAGTGGCGCTTAATAATGCAGATACTGTTAAGATACTAGCAATAATATTAGGACCACTGATGTTACCTGTGGCTGAAATAATAGCACTTGTGATATTGCCTGCGGCAATATTGGCTGTGGTTATATTGCCAACGTTGGCCACACCAGAAACTGATAAATTACCACCCACTAGATTGCCTGTGGTGCTGACACTGCCCACAGTTCTAATATTGCCACCTGTGATATTGCCAACCACGCCAAGAGTGGTTCCCACATTGGCCTGGCTAACGACACTGAGCACACTGACATTGGCAGTGCCGGTGGTCACTAAGTTACCACCTATGACATTGCCTGTGGCACTTACTATACCACCGATGGCAGCAGTGACACCAATCACATTGTTGGCAGTAACATTACCAACCATGCTGAGTCCTGTGTCACTTAGGGTGCCACGAATATAACTTGTTGAACTGGTTCCACCTGTGAAGAAGTTGATCACGTTGCTGGCAGTTTGTGTACCAATCACAAGGTTGCCGCCGTTGACATACAAATAACCGTCATTGGCCTTGGTCACTGCATATTGAGAATTGGCGTACACGTTGCTGTTGATACCCATGTCAATGTAATGCGCACTATCATCTCCATTGTTGGACACTGCCACAAAATCAGAACTTGCACTGTCACCTTGATAGTGATTCTTTTGTACTATTTGATTGTAACTGTTGACACTACAATCGGCTTGAATTGACGCATCAGGAAAATCATAGTTGTTGTAAGCGTTGCCTATGTGTACCGTGTTGTTGGCTGTGATATCATCAGAGTATATGTTGGCTGATGTGATACCAACTGAATTGCCAATGTCCATGACCCAGGTGTTGCTGGTGCTGTTGTACAAGATTCCAGCCCAGGCTGAGTTTCCTACATTGCCTGTGACCAAGCCGCTGTTGTTCAAACTGGGGATGTTGGTGGCTGTGTTGGCCACGTATATGATAGGGCCACCAACCACATCAGGAATAACGTTGGACACATTGCCAATAATGC